TCCTATGGATCAAATGAAACGTGCAAAGCAATATTTCGTACATTATAAATTCCTTCCGGGATTGGGTTTCTATGGCTTAGGCTTAACGCATATGATTGGCGGTTTGGCACAAGCTTCTACTTCTATTCTGCGTCAGCTTATTGATGCAGGCACGCTCTCCAACTTACCAGCAGGTTTCAAAGCCCGTGGTGCTCGAATTCGTGATGAAGATTCACCCCTTCAACCGGGTGAATTCCGCGATATTGATGTTGTTGGGGGTACCCTGCAAGGCTCTTTGATGCCCCTCCCCTTTAAGGAGCCTTCAGGGACGCTATACAATTTGCTTGGAACACTTGTAGATGCTGGACGTAGGTTTGCATCAATGGCTGACATGAAGGTTGGCGAAATGAGTGGAGATACGCCAGTTGGTACAACTATGGCTATTATGGAGCGTGGCACTAAGGTTATGTCCGCAATCCACAAGCGCTTGCATTATTCTCAAAAAATTGAGTTTAAACTTCTTTCAAAGATTTTTGCCGAAAGCATACCTGCTTATCCTTATCAAGCTGACATGCAATCTGGTCCAGAAATATTTGCACAAGACTTTGATTCTCGTGTAGATGTTTTGCCTGTTTCCGATCCTAACATATTCTCAATGTCTCAGCGTATTGCGTTGGCACAAACAGAATTGCAATTGGTTCAGTCTAACCCGCAGATACATGGAGGACCACAAGGTCTATACACAGCGTATCGAAAAATGTACGAAGCTCTAGGTGTAACAAACATTGATGGAATATTGCCACCACCACCACCACCAGCTCCTCCTGTTAATCCTTCTAAGGAAAATCAAAACGCTTTGATGGGCGCTCCTTTACAGGCATTCCCAGAACAAGACCATGAGGCTCACATAGAGGCTCACATGGCTGTTATGTCCACTCCTGCAATGCAACTTAACCAGCAGGCTATTATGTCCTTACAGGGCCACATACAGGAGCACATAGGTCTATTGGCTGAAGCACAAGCGCAACAGGAAATTATGAGTCAAATTCCTCCAGAGCAGATGCAAATGATGCAGCAACAAGCTCAAATGATGCAACAGCAACAAGGACCACAAGGTCAAGCTCCTGATCCTATGGATCAATTCAAGCCACAGATAGATTCTTTAGCGGCTCAAATTATTGCTGACTTAACTGAAGAACTTGCGCAGGCTGTATCTGCACCTGAACAATCTGATCCTCTTGTAGATATTAGAAACCAAGAGCTACAAATAAAAGTTGCCGATCTGGAACGTAAAGAAAAAGAATTTGAAGCAAAGCAAGAATTTGATCGCGAAAAAGAACGAAATGATGTTCTTACAGCTCAACAAAGAATTGATGTTTCAGAAGCCGCTTTGGCTGACAAAACTAGAATAGCAGAAACCCGTATTAAAACACAGCGCGACATTGCAACGCTAAACGCAAATATGAAAGGACAGTAATATGTCATCATCAGTAAGAGATAAAATAATTACACAAATACGCGAAGCAAAGCGTACTCCTAAAGTTGTAAAAGAAACCGTAAAGGTTGAACCAATAAATGGAAAAGGTGGATTTGTATCCGATGACTCAATCGTCCCAGAAAAAGAAATTAGAGTTGAAAGCCCAATCAAAGCTAAAACCAAAAAAAGCTCTGTTAAAAAATCAAACAAAAAGTCTAAGTAAATTTAGCAAAATAGCAAGACCCCAGAGGTTCCAAGGTATTTTCTGATTATCTGGTAATTATACTTGTGTTTCCCGCATAGTCTTATACTATATGTGGTATGGATGCACTACATTTAGCAGAATTTTTATTTAAAAGCATTCGTGAGCGCGATGCTCGTCTTAAAGACAAGCTTGCGGACAGTTCGATACAAACCTTCGAGGAGTATCGGTATATAGTAGGCCAAATACGTGGCATGGCCTACGTTGAAGAAGAACTTCAAGCCGCGATGAAAGGTATAGAGTACGCGGATGACTAAAAAGTTATTTGTGCCAGAATACGTTGCAAAAGCAGCGCAAAAGGCAATTAAGGGAGCATCAGAGCTTCCACAACCAATAGAAAACGCATTTGGCAAAGCTGCCAAGAGTAAAAATACAGATGATCCTTCAGAAATGGAACAATCATCTTTAGAGCGACTGCCGCAGCCTACAGGCTACCGAGTTCTCATAATTCCTTACTATCCTAGCGAAAAGACAAAGGGCGGACTTATTGTTCCTGACGCTGTTCGTGAACGTGAATCTTTTGCTACTGTAGCCGCTTACGTTGTCAAACTAGGCCCAGATGCCTACAGTGACCCCCAGAAATTCCCAAGTGGTGCGTGGTGTAATGAGAAAGATTGGGTTCTTATAGGAAGATATAGTGGAAATAGGTTCAAAGTGGAAGGACTTGAGGTTCGTATTATAAATGACGACAATATTATCTCAACAATCCTTGACCCCAAGGATATTTCTTATGTATAAGTTAATAGAGAACAAGGAAAACGGTTATGTCTGAAGAAATTCGTGAAGACGATGACTTTGAAGCCAATACATCTGTTGAGGTCGAAGATGACCAAGACGAAGATATTGATGAATCTTCTGAAGAAGAAGAAAGCCGAACAAAAGTTCGTAAAAAATCTGGTGGCGACGATGAGCTAGAAAATTATAGTGAATCAGTTCAACGCAGAATTAATCAATTAACAGCAAAACGTAAGCAGGCTTCTGAAGAAGCTCAAGCCGCGTATCAATATGCTGAAACCATTAAGCAAGAAAACGAGCAAATGAAGACCCGCTTGCAACAAGTAAGTAAGGGTTACAATTCAGAAGCTGAAGGCCGCTTGAATGCACAAGAAGCCCAAGCAACTCGCGCTTATTCTGAAGCTAGTGAGGCTGGCGATTATGATCGTGCAGCTAAAGCTCAACAAGCTCTTGCCCAAATTGCTGTAGCTAAAGATAAGGTTCGATCTCAAAAAGTTAATATTGATCGTCAATCAAATCAACTTCAGCAACAACAACAGCAACAACAGCAACAACAGCAATCTGTTGCTCCACAACCCGCTGCGCCAAAAGAGCGTGACGCTAAATTAGAAGGCTGGCTAGATAAGAATAGCTGGTTTGGTAATGATCGCATTATGACGCGAGCAGCCCAAGCTATTCACGAACAGTTAGTTTTAGAAGAGGACTATGATCCTTCATCCAGCGATTACTACAAAGAAATCGACTCACGGATGCGCAGGGAAATGCCTCAAAAGTTTAAGGAAAAACGGTCCAACGCCCAGACTGTCGCTCCCACGTCCCAAGGACGGTCTATAAAATCAGGGCGGAAAAAATCGGTTGAGTTATCACCGGGTCAAGTTGCTTTTGCAAGGAAAATGAGAATACCACTCGAAAAGTACGCGCAAGAAGTAGCCAAACTAAGTAAACGGAGTAAATAATCATGGGAAAAGATCAAAATAGGACACCACGCGACTCAGGTACGCGGGAGCGCGGAGAGCGCTTACAAGAATGGCGTCCGGGTTCAGCTTTAGAAGCACCAGAGCCACCCATTGGTTTTAAACACCGTTGGATACGCGAATCAATATTTGAATTCGACGATAAGACTAACGTACATAAAAAACGGCAAGAAGGTTGGGACCTCGTTCGCGCTGAGGACTACGATGACTATTACGGCCCTGTAGTAGACGAAGGAAGAAACGCTGGCATCATTGGTGTTGGTGGTCTTGTTCTCGCAAGAATCCCCGTCGAAATGGCAGAGCAGCGGAGTAAACACTATCAAGGTGTATCACAAAATCAAATGGATGCAGTGGATCGTGATTGGATGCGTGAAAACAATCCAGCCATGCCAAAGCTGAATCCTCAACGTAAATCATCCGTTTCCTTTGGGAAAAAGGGAAATGGAAACTCTGAAGGAGAGTAAGCATGTCAAATCAAGACGCTGCCTTTGGCCTTCGTCCAATTAGAACAAGTACAAGCTCTCAGCGGCAAAACCGTTATCGTATTGCCTCTGAGTACAACGTAACAATTTTCCAAGGTGACATGGTTAAAGCCGTCACTGGTGGTGTAATTGAACGTGTTGTTGCTGGTGCGACTGATCTAATTTTAGGCGTATTTAATGGCTGTGAATATGTAGATGCCAGTGGGAACGTAGTGTTCTCAAATCACTGGCCTGCTAGTACAGTTGGCACAAAAATCTTTGCAAATGTAATTGATGATCCATCTGCCACTTTTGAAATCCAAGCAAATGCTGCTATGCCTATAGCTGACTTGTTTGGTAACTTCGATATGGTAGATCAATCTCCCGTAGGAACTACTACAAGTGGTAATTCACACATGGAGCTTGCTGTATCAACTGGTGCAACCACCGCAGGGCTTTGTTTAAAAGCAATCGACATTTCTCAAGACCCTGAGAATAGCGATGTTTCTTCGGCAAATACTAACGTAATTGTCAAAATCAATAACCACCTGTTCAGTGCTGGCACTGCGGGTCTAGCGTAAAGGAGGCTAAGTTATGGCTATTTCACGTTCACAACTTGTCAAAGAGCTAGAACCGGGCCTCAACGCTCTGTTCGGCATGGAGTATGAGCGCTATGAAGGCGAACATGCTCAAATATTCGAAACTGAATCATCAGACCGAGCGTTTGAAGAAGAAGTTATGCTTGTCGGATTTGGGAATGCTCCCACAAAATCCGAAGGTTCGGGTGTTGACTTTGATAATGCAAATGAAGCATACACTGCTCGTTATTCACACGAAACAGTGGCACTTGCATTCGCATTGACTGAAGAAGCAATCGAAGACAATTTGTATGATCGCCTTGGCGCTCGTTATACAAAAGCACTAGCGCGTTCTATGGCGCACACTAAGCAAGTCAAAGCTGCATCTGTATTGAACAATGCGTTCAATAGCAGCTTTTCAGGTGGTGACGGCGTTGAGCTTTGTTCAACTGCTCACCCACTTTCAGGCGGCGGTACTTTCCGCAATGAACCATCAACAGCAGCAGACCTTAACGAAACTTCGTTAGAAAATGCTTTGATTGATATTTCAACGTTTGTAGACGAGCGTAACATGATCATTGCCCTTCGCGGTTCAAAGATGATTATTCCACCACAACTGCAATTCGTTGCGGATCGTTTGTTGGAATCAACTCTTCGTCCGGGTTCATCAGACAATGATGTAAACGCAACTAAAAACATGGGTATGGTTCCAGAAGGTTATACAATAAACCACTTCTTGACAGACCCAGATGCGTTTTTCATCAAAACTGATGCTCCTAACGGATTCAAACACTTTGAGCGTTCACCAATGCGAACGAACATGGAAGCTGATTTCGATACAGGCAATATGCGTTTCAAAGCGCGTGAGCGTTACAGCTTCGGCTTTTCTGACCCACGTTGCGTATTCGGTTCTCCGGGAGCGTAACAACAAGTCTTGTTGTTTTAGGAAAGGGGCAGCTTCGGTTGCCCCTTTCTTTTTTTAAAAATGTAATGTATTGTGGCCTTATCCCTGACAGTCGCATAATGCGGCTGACTTAACCCCGACAGGAGATTCTCATGGGTAATTCTACTTTCAGCGGACCAGTACGTTCGCAAAATGGTTTTGAAGACATCACAACCAATGCCACAACTGGCACTCAAACAACTAATTCCACATATGGTACAAACGCCTCAGTAGGTGGAACACTTGCTGTAACAGGCGCAACAACATTGTCAGCGGCTGTTAATAGTTTGTTTGTAAAACACGTAGCTCACGTTACTGGAGTGACAGTAAACTCTACAGCAGGTGACTCTCCAACTATTGGTACATTTGCACAGCCTGCAAACACTATTATCACTAACATTAAAATCTTTTGCGCCGTTGCACCTGTAACGGGAAGTGGTGACATTGGTTATGAAGTAGGTACATCTTCTTCTGGTGCGCAGATTGTAGCTACTCAGGCTGACGAAATCTTAGACGCTGGTACAACAGTTGTCTTAGGCAACGTAACTTTAACAGAACTAGTTCTTCAAACACAAGATGGTACAACTGCACCAGCTTCTGTTCAGTATGCGTCAGCAGCTCGTAATATTTTCTGTAACATCACAAATACAGTTAATGCTACAACAGCAGGTTCGTTTACGTTCATCATTGAGTATGTGCAAATCGCATAAACAATTGGGAGGGAGCTTTGGCTCCCCCCTTTTCTTATAGGAGGCCAAAATGGCAGCATCAGACGTAAAACCAGTCATCATCAGTGATGAAGTGGCTTTAGACGCAGACGGCATTTCAGTTGCCGCTGGAGTGGGCAACAATGCCGCTCTGACAATTGGCGGAGCATTAGCCGATGGAGGTAGCGTTACTAACGCTTCTGGAAGACAAGTAACAATATTATCAGCAGGCAATGATTCAAGTAAATCATTTAATGTAGTTGGTACGGATGTAAATGGTGCATCTCTTACAGAGAATGTCACGGGAGCTAACGCTGGAACAGCAACAAGCTCTGGTTATTTTAAGACTATTTTAAGCATTACCGCTGTTGGTAATCCTGCGGGAAACGTATCCGCTGGTATTAACAACAATGCGCTAGGTGTAATTTTTGCAGGGCGAACACGCCTTCAAGGGTTCTCCTTCGTTTCGGGCGGAACTGCTGGTAAAGCTAATCTTAGAAACGGTGGCGCCACGGGAACTGAATTTATACAGTTTCGATCTATTGGAACAGATAGCACTTCGGATGATCCGTTTATTCCAGATGAAGGCGTACTGTTTAAAGATGGTTGTTTTGTTACGTTTATTGTAGGTACTATTGATTTAATGATGTTCTACCACGCATAATTCTTAGGACGGCATACAATGGCTAAGATCGATAAGTCAAAGATGAAGTGCAACAAACCTAAACGTCAGATATCTGGCGGGAAGAAGTCTGTTGTAAAAGCCTGTGATAAAGGAAAAGAAAAGATTGTTCGTTTTGGGGATGCTAATATGACGATTAAAAAGTCTAATCCTAAGAGACGTAAATCTTTCCGTGCAAGACACGGCTGTGACAAAGGTACGTTAGATAAACTAAAGGCCAAATACTGGTCATGTAGGGCATGGTGATTAAAATGGATCAAAAAATTATTGGAAGTATTATTATTGCGGCAATAGTTGGATCTATTGGTTTTGTTGCCAAGGAATGGTCAAGTTGGACATCAAGAACACTTATTGATTTAAACACCAGAACCGCTGTTATGGAGACAGAGATCCATAATACTAACGATATGGTAGCTTTAAATAACGATATGTTAAAATACTTAGTTAGCAATTCACAAAAGGCTAAATACAATGATAAGTCGTGGTCAGATGTCGTTTCAAATCTCAAAATCACCAGAGAGGAGAAATAATGTCAAAACCAAAAGACGCTTGTTATCGAAAGGTCAAAGCCCGGTACAAGGTATGGCCAAGCGCATACGCAAGCGGAGCACTGTCCAAGTGCCGCAAGGTAGGAGCGGCAAACTGGGGAAACTCTACTAAGAAAGCAGCAACTGGTGGCTTGATTGCGTCGGTAGACAACCCTAAACGTCCTTCTAAAAACAGATATCGTG